TGTTATTTTTGAGGAGTTTTATTGTAGACATTCAGAATCAGGATACCAAGTTAGCAATGAAAATATTTTAATTGTATTTTATGACGCAGGACATATAATCACATACAAAGGTTGTTTTGATTATAAAACAGAAACAATAGAAAACTTAATTCAATTCAACCTAACAATAACACCAAACGCAGTTAAAACTTATCAGTTATGAAAACAATATTTAATACCTACATTAAAATAGAATCACAAAAAGAAGCAGACAGACTAAAACAAGTATGTATTTATAATGGGTTGGAAATTTGGAATGATTCCGCTGCCTTTTTATTCTTTGATGAAGAAGTATTTGGATATTCAGAGACTGAATTTTTTGTATTTGATTTATTAAATAATGATGAGGAGTTAACAGAAGTAACCGAATCAGAATGGATGGAACTATTAAAAGAATATAAATCATGAAAAAACTATTACTTATCCCGCTTATTTTATTTAGTTGCTCGAGTGATGATACAATTCCGAATCCTTGCGATTGTATTACAGTTACAGACCCATTCACTCACAACGCAACCGTTAACGGAATTACGACATTTACAACGTATTTTAACGGTGTGCCAAAATGTGACACGATTGTAATACAGATGCACTATGTAACAACAAACGCAAATAACATTCCGAAAGATGGCGAGTGTTTTAGAAATATTGAGTAACAACCGCCTAACCACTTTGCGTAAATAGTGGAAAAAACTTGACAAAAAATAAGTTATAATAGAAAATGCCCATCCTTAACCAACAAAGACGTGACGAGATAGTAAGAATTGCAACGTGTGGAATATGCAGAAATGAATACGAATTGCAATTTTTAAAGGAACGTTCACAACGTAAAATACTTAACTACCTTGCGACAACTAACGAGGAGTTTAATTACGGAGAGCCGGAAATATTAACTAAAAAAATAACAAAATGAGTACACAAGAATTTTACAACAAACACAAAGATAACGGAGGTGATTTATCTAAATGGGATGGTTCACTTCAAGAAGAACCACAACCAAAACGTGAGCCGAATCCATCGCTTAAACGGCTCAATTATAAATTTGTAAATCAAATAGAGATTATCGATGCGGAAGTACTAAAGTGTTAAAGTTTTGTTAAAGTGATTAAATTATAGTTGTAGTTTGATAATCTGCCGTATCTTTGAATATCAAAATTGAACAAATAGAAATTATGAAAACTCAAAAACAAACAGTTAAAATATTCGGACAAACAGTAACAGTAGGAACTAAACTTCACGCTAAACTTGTACAACAAAAAAAACAATTTGATGATTTAAATAAATATGAATTATGCTAAGCGAAAAAGATAAAGAATTTATAAAAGAATCATTAGAAACAATGTATCTTAATAAATTTAGTATATTTAATTATAAAGAAGACCTTGATAAACAAAGGGATAAAATATTAAACAATATAAAAGAATATAAAGAAGCTAAAAAATTAATTCTAGCTGATAAAATTTTTGAGGATGAAATAAGAAAAATAATAGATAAATTATGACAAAAGAATATAAATTATCAAAGAAATATAAAATAAGTTATTTTATTAATTATTCTTTTTATATTGAAACAATAACAATTATTTATAAACCTATTAATTCAGTACAAAATGGTGTATTATTATTCTAAATGGAGAAATGAATGGATTGAGTTTAAAAATCAACCACCAAGCAAAGGCGAGTTATTAGCTATGGATAAATATAAATATCAAATTAAGACAGTTTAATTTTTACCTCAAAACTTGCGTAATTAAAATAAATGAATTACTTTTGATTCAAACTAAGCAAATGATACTGACTCTAAAAAGATGGATTGAACACTTCCAAGATGAAGATAACATCTTAAACATATCTTTGTTGCCTAACAGGGAGTTTGTCGAAAAGAAAGTTAGAATGGATAGTGTACAGATGTACGGTGTTGAAGATGATGAGTTAGTTATTTGTATCGGTGGAACAGAGTACTTTTTTGAGTACGAGCAAGAAACATTTGATAAGTTAGAGGCTTATTTTAATTTATTGAATACTAACGAAAACTAATTATGAAAAAACTATTATTACTTTTACCGTTTATTTACGCTTTTCAATGCGAAGCACCAATAGACAACGAACCAAATACGTGCCAATGCTATAAAGAAACTATTTGGCTAAATAACGGTGTTGATACGGTATTGATTGAACAGATTGAAGCACCTCAATACAAGTGTGAGCAATGGGGTTACGGTGATAGCTATTTACCTATTCCGAAAAGCGAGTTTTTAAGTAGATTTCATGAAATATGCGAGTAACAATATATCTATCTAACTACAATTCTATTGGAGGCGTCGAAACATTCGTTAACAACTTCCTAAAAAGAATGTCAAAGCACTTAGATTTAACTTTGCTTTATGATAATGTAGATAGTTTTAGTTTACTTTTAAAAGCCTCACAATTCGCAAATGTAGAAAAGATTGATAAATCAACTATTCACAAATGCGATGTTTTTATATGTGCCAGTGCGTGGGGATTTGAGCCGTACAACAATGTAGAAGCCAAAAAGTATATACAGATGATTCATGCGGATTTCACTTACTACATAAAAGGTTGGAATTTCAGCTATACAAAACATCCAAAAGTTACGCATCATGTTTGCGTAGCAAACCGTTGCAGACGCATTTAAAGTAGCCACGCCACACAAAGCCGATGCAATTATATATAATCTACTCGATAATGAAATTAAACCCGTTACAAAGCCTAAAAACGATAAATTACATTTAATCACTTTAAGCCGTATATCAGGAGAAAAAGGATTTGATAGAATGTTAAAGTTAGCCGAGTTGATACCATGTGATTATGTTTGGCACGTTTGGGGAAATATTAATTCAGAATACGCAAAGCAAATAGTTAGAAGTTTTAAAAAGTTTCCTAACGTAATATTTCACGGGGTAACAACAGAACCGTATAAAGAGATTGAAAAAGCAGATTATTTAGTTCAGCTAAGCGATACAGAGGGGTATTGTTATTCCGTTATAGAGTCATTACAATTACAAACGCCTTGTATAATTACGCCTTTTACAAGTGGTAAAGAACAAGTAAAAGATAAAATCAATGGATATATAGTTGACTTTGAATTAAAAAACATTAACTTTGACGAAATTATTAATAACATTCCAACTTTTGAACCTTATAAAGATATAAGTAGTGAGGAAGATTGGTTAAAAATTATATTATAATGGTAACAATAAAATGTATCAAACCGATAAAAGATAGTTCCGTAAATAGATTACGACAACTAAACGAAGTATTCACCACAACACCCGAAAGAGCCGTAGAAATGCAGAACGGATTAGGGGTTAAATTTAAAGACTATTTTGTAGTGCAGAAAGTTAGTAAAATAGAGAGTAAAAAAGAAGTTCCAACACCACCTAGACAAAAACCTAGAATTATAAAAGAGGGTGAACAACCTAAGAAAAGACAAAACAATGGCTAGACTAACTGAATATAATTTTGATTTATGTATTGATATTTGTAATGAACTTGCAAACGGGCAAAACATAAAACGTATTTTAGATTCAAATAGTAATTATCCTGATTGGACTACATTCAGAAGATGGAAACAAAATAACGAGGAATTACGCACCCTATATATAAACAGTCAGCAAGACAAAGCGATAGCACTAGAAAATGAGTTAGACGATTTAAGAGATTCGCTAACAGCTAAAGAAATTGATGCATCAACTTACAACGTTTTAGCACAAACTTTAAAATGGAAAATGGCTAAGTTTTATCCTAAAGTTTTTGGGGATAAAGTTACAACCGAATTAAGTATAGTTAACGTACCCGTATTAACAAACGACCCTTTAGCAGATACAAATGAAAGCGACAACGGCACTAAGGAAAATATCAGCACTTAAGAAAAGGATTTGGGGAATACAAGGAGGACAAGGAGCGGGAAAAACTTATTCAATACTTCAACTATTAATTAACCACGCATCAAACAATCCTAACAAAGAAATATTTATAGCATCGAATGAACTTTCAAAGATGCGTATAACAGTTATTAAAGACTTCCTTAATATTATGAAGTCTTTTAATTTATACGAGAATGAACGTTTTACAGACGGCACTCTTTACCGATTTAAAAACGGTTCTTTTATTAAATTCATAGGTTTAGATAAAGTTGATATTGGTAAAGGTTTACGGTCTGATATTGTTTTCGTAAACGAGGCAAACAAAGTTAAGTTTGATACTTACCGAGAATTAACATCAAGAGCAAAAAGAGTTATAATAGATTTTAACCCTAATGCAAAGTTTTGGTTTCATACCGAAGTTATGACCCGTGACGATTGCGATTTTATTAACCTTACTTATTTAGATAATGAGTTTCTTTCAACAGAAGAAAAAGGCGAAATATTACGTTACAAACAAAAAGGATATTCAGCCGATGGAACTATAATAAATGAGTATTGGGCGAATATGTGGAGGGTTTACGGATTAGGACAAGTTGGACAAGTAGAAGGTAGGATTTATAATTGGAAGTCAATTCCTTATGCAGAGTTTCTAAACCTAAACAAAGAGTCTTATTTTGGTGTCGATTGGGGAACAGTTGACCCATTCGCAATAGTTGAGGCTAAGTATCACGATGGCAATTTATACATACATGAACACAATTACGCTAGTGAGAATGAAATAAGACGTTCTTTATCATCAATGGATTTACATTCAATTAACGGAACAGATGAGGATGGTTTAGTAAGTTGGTTATTCCAAAAGCTAAACATACCTAAAAAGAAAATAATTGTTTGTGATAATAACAGACCTAATAAAATTGTATCTTTGCGGAGGGTTGGTTATGAAAGTGCGGTTACCGTTGGTGGTAAATCAAAACTACTTGATAGAATCCAAATGTTACAAGGGTTAAACATTTATTTTACTGATACGTCAAAGAATATTGAACTAGAGCAAGAGAATTACTGTTATCAAAAAGACAAGTTTGGAGTAGTTCAGGAAGAACCAATAGACCAAGACAATCACACGATAGATGCAGTTGCTTATGTAGTTCAAAAGATGTTTGATTTTGGAGTGATAAAAAAAATATAACAAAAAAGATATTTATATTAAAAAATAATATATATTTGCATAACATAAACCGTTTCATGTAGTGATTACAGCGAACAACACAACAACAAATAAAGGATAACCTTTGTATTTATATACTTAGGCTATCCTTATTTATTTTAATATGGGAAGATTTAATTTTAGTTTTGATTGGGGGAAACAACCGTTATCACTTACTCGTGATGAGTCAGGTAATTGGTTTACGGAAATGTTTAGGGCGGGTGCTACTTCAAAAGAGTACACTAACTATCAGCAGAAACTAAATGCTGTTCTTTTAAATCCCGCTTGTACAAAAGTATTTAAATTAAATTGTGATTTGTTTTCGTTAGGTAAAGTGAACCAATACCAAAACGATGAGTTAAAAGAAATTAACTATTTGTATTCGATTAAGAAACAACCTAATTTCTTTCAGAGTTGGACTCAATTCTTTTGGGATTTTATGTTTTGGAAAATGTTAGGACAAGCTATTTTATATCGTACTAACAACGTAATGAATGAAAGCACTCAATTATATTGGTTAAACCCAGCTAATTTTGATTTTAGCAATGGTAAAACAAAGTTTAGTAAAATGGTGTTTAGTAAAAAATCGTTTGATGATTTACAAAAACAAACATTAAAATATACCTTTGAAGATGGCACTACTTCTGATATTAGAATATCGGACTTAACTTTCTTCTTTGATACTACAAATGGTATAGGTGGAAATTGGTATTTAGGGAATAGCGTTTTAGATAGTTTATACAAAGTAATATCTAATTCCGAACAAGCGTTAAATGCTAAAGCCGTGAACCTTGAATTTAGTCAACAGTTTATGGCTAGTCAAAAGAATGACAGTTTAAGCGAAATACCGTTAGGAGATGAGGATAAAGAAAGTATTGAAACGGTTTTAAGAAGTGGAAAAAAAGTTCATGCGGTTAAAAAACCCGTTGATATAAAACGATTTGTCGATGATATTGCACGATTGAAACTAGATGATAGTTTCTATAATGACTATTTTATGATAGGTACAATGTATGGAATACCTAGAGATGTGCTAGAAGCTAATTTAAGAGGTTCTACATACGAAAACCAAGAGAAAGCAACAGCAAGACACGTTGAATATAGTTTAAAACCAAGCGGACAAGATTTAACGGATAAATTTGAGATACTTTTTGGTTTAGAAGATTTACGCATGGAATGGTCACACTTAATGTTTAACCAAGTATTTGAAAAGGAAAAACAAGAGGTTATTAAATTGAAGTTAGAAAATGAGCAGTTAGCTAAAGAATTAGGAATTAAAATTGAAACGTTATGAGTACTAAATTAAGCAATGCAGAGATAGAGAAAGCCTTGAAAGATGAGCAAATTGCTAAAGAGAAAAAAGCGAAGTTAAAAGCCTTGAAAGAGGAACAAATTATAAAAAAATGATAGTAGTTAAAGAATTTCAAGATAGACAATTTACCACTAAAGAGGAATTGTTTACAGCGTTAAGAGAAAACAAAAACACTCTTATTGCTCAAAAGAAAATGATTACTAAAGAAGCCGATGCAACGTTTCACTATGTAGGTATTGAGAACGATAAAGGTGAAGTAATTAAAGCCGAAGCAATGCCGATAACGGATGCAAACACGCTAAAAGCTAAGTTAGTTATTAATACTACTAATTTATTAGATTCACATAATGACGTTCATTTAAAAGGTATTTGGAATAAATCAGTAAAAGAGCAAAAGAATATCTTATTACTTCAAGAACATAGAATGACTTTTGACCACATTATAACTGATAATGTAAAAGCAACGGTTAAAGAAATGCAATGGAGTGAATTAGGATATAGTTTTAAAGGCACTACCGAAGCATTAACCTTTGATGCTACAATGAGTAAAGAGCGTAACGAATATATGGTTGAGCAGTACGCTAAAGGTTATGTAAAAGAACATAGCGTAGGGATGCGTTACGTTAAGTTAGAATTAGCAATTAATTCAGAGTCGAAATGGGATGCAGAAGAAAAAGCAGTTTGGGATAAATACTATCCTGAAATAGTAAACAAAGAACAAGCAGATGAAAGGGGTTATTTTTGGGCGGTTACAGAGGCTAAAATAGTAGAGGGTTCAGCAGTTGTAAAAGGTTCAAATTATGCCACTCCAACAATATCAGTTGAAGCCGTGAAATACACTCCAACAGAAACAAACGAGCCGACAATCGTCACTCAAGAAGAAACAAAGAAAATTATTAACGTAAACTTATTTTAACAATGTTTATTTACAAAACACAAGAAGAATTAAGTAAGATGACACCGCAAGAGGTTGACACTTACGCAACAGCTATGAAAGCACACGAAGCCGATTTAAGAAAAAAAGAACTTGAAGAAGCTACAAAAGGACTTGTATCTAATGATACATTAACTACTGAATTGGGAAAAGCTACAAAAGCTATTTCAGATTTAGAAGAATTGATTAACCAATTAAAAGAAGCACAAATAAACGGTAACGTAGAAAACAAAAAAGGGTATTTTGTTGAGTTTGTAGAGAAAAATTTAGAGTCTAAGCCTGATTCAACACCAAGTTATTCAGCTAAAACACAAATTAAAGCACATGATTTGCTTGTAACTAAAGACCCAGCTTTAATGACAACCGCTAACGTTTTGCCAAATGTTTCAAACGGTTTTAATCAGTTGTTTGGTAACTTTATAGATTCAACTATTTATGCTACTCCAAAACCTGACACGTTTATTTTACCTTTGGTAGATGTTCAAACACAAGCGGGTACAGAGTCTATTTGGTATGTTGACCGTATCAACGAGGAGGGCGATGCTCAATTTATTGGTGAGGGTGATGCTAAACCTTTAGCAGATGCAGAATGGCAAGAAAGAAAAGCACCTATTAAAGAGGTTGCAGTATTTTGGAAAATGTCAAAAAGATTAGCACAAAACGCACCGAGTGTAGTATCTGATTTTAGAATCCACGCAAACCAATTAGTTGAGCAAAAACTTGATGATGAAGTTTTAGCGGGTGATAATATCGGTGACAACTTAGCGGGTGTTGCTGAATTAGCTAGTGCTTTTGTTGTACCTACTCAATTAGCCGGTTACTACCAAGATGCTAATATCTATGACGTTATTATGGCAATGGCTACTAAAGTTCGTTTAGGAAACTATAAAGGACAAATTACAGCCGTTTTAAATACCGTTTGGAAAGCTAAAATGCAAGGTATTAAAAATGTAGACGGTGATTATATTGTACCACCTTTTGTAACACAAGACGGTAATAATGTAGGTGAAGTAAGAGTTGTATTCACTAATAAAATGGACGATGAAGCTATTTTAGTAGGTGACTTGAAAAACTTTAAAGTTATAATTTCTCAAAACATTGAGTATTACGAGGGATATGAAAACGACGATTTCCGTAAAAACTTAATGTCTAAGAAATTAGAAGCGTTTTTAGGAACTTATCTTCCAAGTTCATTAACTAACTCTATCATTTATGATGATATTGCGACTGTATTAACTGCTATTGAACAAGCAGAACCTAGTGTATAATCTTTAAACAACAATAACAATGGCAACTAAAACAGAAAAATTCGATGCTAAAGTAATGCTTGACAAAGCAAACGAAAAAAAATTAAAAATTCGTTATACTGATAGAGTGACTTTAGAAATCGTAAAAGAAACCAAACATTACAAATTAGGAAAAGTTATCACACCTCATAAACTTGTCGCTGATGAGCTTGTAAGTTTAGGGATAGCCAAAGTTGTAAAATCTTAAACCTATTTTAAATGTATTTAATAGACGCATCTTATTTCAATAGAGAAACAGCAATACCAAATGTAAACGAATTACAGGGTAATGCATCGACAGAATTAACGCTTTTCATTGATGATAAGGTGCGTTTGTTATTACAGAATGTTTTAGGTTTTGAATTATTTACTGATTTAAACGATGATATTACAAATGGTGTTTTAAAAACAGATGCAGAGCAGAAATGGAAAAACCTTGTTAACGGAGTGACTTACACTAAAAACAGTAAACAATACCGTTGGAAAGGGTTACTTTATACAGAGGGTACTTTCAAAAGTTCGTTATTAGCTGATTACGTTTATTACTTTTGGTTAGAAAATGAAGTTTCTAACATGACGGGAGTAGGAGAGGTAGTTCAAGTTAGTAAAAATGCGGTGTCTGTCAATTCAACACAACGATTAATTAAAACGTGGAATCGATTTGTAAACGCTGTTAACGGTGGGGAAACTTACGAAAATAGAAAGGGTGTAATGTATTGGCACGGTGGCGTACCGATATACGATTACTCAAAGTCTGAAAAGTCAATGTATGTAGATTTATTTACATTCTTAAAAGACAATCAAACAGATTACCCTAACGCTACGTTTACTTGTTTTGAATATA